GGTGGCAAGTTCTTATCCTCTACCCCTGCCTTCCCACACAGTGCGGCCTTCCAAGACCCTACACATGTGAACATCATTACTCCAGATACGTTCTACGAGTATTTTGATGACAAGAAGACTTGGGCTAAACAGTACGGATTTAAGGGCGCATTCCAGATAAATGAGATGCGCTACCACGGCCCTCACCTGCTGGTAGAGCTACAGAAGGTCAGCGTTTCGCAGTCCGTGCCGACTTGATAAATGCTGCTTTGGTAGGGTAACCAGCTTGACCTTTGCGTTTAGGAGGCAGTCCTGCCGCTCTGCGTTGGTTGATGTTGAAGTACAAGCCACGTTGGGCTTTTGGTGTGTATGCCATTATCTGCAACCCCATCTCTTTCTTGCTGCCTTGCCACGTTCCCCCGTCCATCCACTGCTTCTAGCGCAGAAAGACTTGTGACGAGGATTCGATGTATCTTTGGTGGGAGCCTTGAGGTTGCTCCCTGTTGCTCTGTTTGCCTTTGCACGACCCTTGGCAGTCAATCCCGCACCCTTCTTCACAGAGAGCTTCTCGCCTCTGCCAACAGATAGATTTGGGAATTTCTTCCTAGCCATATTGACTCCTATGCAACCAAGCCTTGCAAATATGTAGTTTTACCCGCAACCTTGGTAGCAGTCAATTCCTGCTTTTTCAGGTTGGCAGGGTCATACGACACGTGCACCCAGCCGCTGTCAGGGATGCCAACTGTATAAAACTCAAGGATAAGCTGTGTGTAGTCCAAGTTATCCATAATCCATTGAGCCAAGTCAGCATTGGCAACACCAGGGATTTCTATATCTGCTGCTCTCCCAAGGCAATGGTCTGAGGTCTTTGAGCCTCCCGTGGCCTGGTTCACGGCTGGAGCACGGAATCCTGAGTTCACCTTGACACCCTTGCCAAAGTGGTCACGTACGGGTTGCAGGACTTTCTCGCACAGCAAACGCAGATTTTCTGTGGCCTGTTCATCAGGGGTATTGTCCAAGTCCAGACGCAGGGCTGTCTCAGATTTTGTCAGTTCATGCAGGGAAAAGTTGGCAGTCAAGTTCATTTGATTTCCTTCTGTGATTCAACAGCTTTGTTGTATAAGTCTATACAGGCATTGAGTTTTTGTATAGCTCTATCACCCTCCTCGGCTATTGCGAAAAGAGTTTTTCCAACCTCTGGGTCAATGTTGGCTCGTGCTTCTCCTCCACTACTTCCTGTGGCAGAGGCGGTATCTGTGGTGGTTTGTACGGGGCAGGACGCTTTGAGGCGCAGCTTGAGAGCACCAGAATCAATAGCAGCATCCCGCTGTTTCGCAACCAGTTTGGCTTTTTCATTTGAATTCCTCAGTGCATCCGCAGTCTTTGTTACAGCCGTGGCTAGAGCCTGTTCCTTTGCTCTGGCAACAGTATTCAGGCGGTCAACCTCTTCTTGTTGGGCTTTTGCCTCAACATGCTTGCCGTAGTAATAGCCTCCACCGAAAGCTATTAACAAGGCTACAAGACCAGACAACAAGCCTTTCATGGCTTGGGTGGCTCGTCATTGTCGTTAGCTTCTGCCTTTGAGATGGCAGTGGCTACAGCTTTGATTCCTGACCTGCCAGCCACACCACCAAGCACACCAGTGATAAACACCATGATGGTGCTAATCTGGCTTGTGTAAATCTTGTCGATAGGAGCCATGCCAGACATGGGCTGAGTGACGTAGGTCACAGAGTACAGGAACATAGCCATTGCGCCGAGCAGGATGCTGACCAGCACCACGATGACAAACGCCCAGACCCTGACTTCAATTTCTTCTGCTGTCAGGCGATTGCTGACATTTTTGACTACTGTAGGCATCACTTCTTCTCCTGTTCAGGTTTGTTTAACTGTTCTGGGCAAGTGCCAGTAGCTGTGCAAATAGGAGGTTTGCACTCAGCAAGCTCCCAGTTTTTGGGGTCTTGGCACGGATAACGGAATCTATCTTCGCACCCTGTCATCAGGAATGCCATCAGAATCATGATTACGGTTTTGTTCACGATTTTTCCTCTCCACCTCTCGTCTTAACTTTTCTACCTTTTCTATCTGCTGCTTGGCCTCATGCTTAGTTTCTAGCACATCCAAGTACAACATCCCCAGAAGAGGCAGCAAAAGAGCAACCAACACACATGCCGCTATCCATCCCACTACGTCTTCTCCAGCCGATTTATGAACAGGAGGAACAGCCACAGGTAAAGGAGGAATGTAAAAGTCGCTAGAAGATACGCTAGGTTTGCCTGGAAGTTTCTTTTTTCCTCCCTGCGTTGCCATGCTTTGTACCTCGCTTGCGCCTCTTGCTTAAGTCTAGCCTTTTCCTGCTCTTCCTGTATGACATTCCGCATGTCAAAGACTTTGGAATACAAGGCTCCCATCTCAGGGGGAGATTGGTAAACCATCGTTTCCCTGATAGTTACCTCCAGTGCTGCCATCTGGTCTTGAGCCATAACCCTCTTGAGGGCGGCTTCCATCAGGTTGGCATCAGGGTCGTAGACTGTCTGGCTCTTCTCTTCTTCTTCTCTTATGTGGGTAGCAAGTTGCTCTTGTAAGCGGAAAAACTCTGTGAGTTGTGCCACCACATCTGACATGACCTTAGTCTCGTCAACGGCAACATACTTCTCTTTCTTCTTGGCTACAGGCTTGGCAACAGGCTTAGGCTTGCTGTCACCAGCAAACATCTGCGCCAGCTTTCCCCAGAAACCATGTACTTCTTTGGCAATGCCAACAGCTTCATCAACTGTGGCCTTGACCTCCATAAAGGAGGTTTTTGCTTGCTTATAGAGTTCGCACCCTTCTTTGATTGCCGCTACACAGGCGTTGGCAGCAAAGAGGATGCTTATCGGGTCAATTTACAGACCCTCTCCTGGGGTCACATATAAAGTTGCTGTGCTAGAAGCAACAATAGCAGACACATATAAGGCAGCAACATTAGAACATTGCTTGGGGGCAGTCATTATCACGGTTGCGTTGTTGTGAATGACAAAGCCGTAAGCAGGTGTACCCGCAACAGGAATAACCGCATCTTCTGTGCTTGCAGTTCCTAAACGAACAAACACATCTGCGGCTGTACCGTTATGTATTCTCACCTGATTACAGGGACTGTCAGACAGGATAGATACGGTATTAGCCGTTGTTGTGACGTTAATACGGGTTGTCTTACCTTGTACTTGAAAAGGTATGTTATTAGCCATCAGTAAACCTTTCCACCACCACCAGAGGTAGGCGATTCCTTACGGGTAAAGTAATCGTTAGGCACGTTGTTTTTGAAGTTCCAGACGGACTGGAAACCACCTGCGGGGAGTTTGCCAGGGGTGAAGTCACCAGGCACACACAGTTTGTTCTGTGTGATACCAGTGCCTACTTGACCCTGTACCTTAGTTGTCTTGACTTTCGGAATCATGTCCATGTTTTTTCTCCTTTATCCTCACCAGCAGATAGCTGAATATTACATAAATTGCAAGAGTTGTCACCCTCTCCCACTTTGGTTCCCACATAACCCAACAGCCCAGACCAAAGGAGGTGAGCAGAGCAAGAATGGTAATTAAGCGGTCTGAGATGACCCCTAACGCTAGGCGAATGATTGCGGTTGCTTCCATGATTTTCCCTCTCTAATAATGGAATAACCATATTATCATGTCTCCTCGTCATCGTCACCAAATAACCCTGCACCGTACCCCTCGTCAGCATCCTTCATCTTCAAGGCTTCTAGCTTTAAGGCACGGTCTATAACCTTCATCTTGTCGGTTATGGAGGCGGTAGGGTCAAGCATGACAGCAGCCATCAACTCGTTGATAGCTTTCTCTAGCGCAGGGTTTATACCTTTCTCAGGCTTTTTCCTACTCATCGCTTCATCTTGCGGGGAGCAGAGCGTTTCATTTGCTTTGCCTGTTCTTTCATCATCATGCGGTTGTAGTCCTCAGATGCACGAACCTCATTCTCACCACCTTGGCGAGCCATGCGGTCAATATCAGCTTGTGTGGACTTACCCATAGATTGCTTGCCGTAGTTGTCTTTCATGATTTTCTGTCCTTCCTTTTGACTTTTCGTGCTGTCGTGAGTGCAATAGCAATAGCTTGCTTTTGCGGTTTACCCGCCTTCATCTCTCTGCGAATGTTGGCAGAAATGGTTTTCTGACTACTACCTTGCTTGAGTGGCATGGTTACTCCTATTCTGTTAATTGTGTTCCAGCCTCACCAGAAATTCCTGTTCTGATGATGTAACGAATTGTTTCGGCAGCGGCACTTGGCTCTAGCGTCATTTGTACAGTTCTGATTCTTTGAGTCAATTCTGCTGCTTTTTTAGGCGTTATCAATCCAGTATTTAGCAAGGCTGGTTTAAGGATTCGCTCAAAATCATCACCAACATTTTTGGGGTTCATTCGAGAAATGGTTATGTCTAATGCCCTGTTAAAGCTCTTAGCAAGTTCTGGGTTAGATTTTATGAAAGGAGCAACCTCTCTCAACTTTTGCGTTTCTCCAGATGTAATTAGCTTTTCAATTTCTACAGTTGGGTCACCAGAACCAAGAATTCCTTTTACCTTATCTTGACCTGTTGTAGTCTCGGCTAATTTTTGACCTTGCTCACGTAGCTTTTCGCCTTTGGCGATGCTTGCTTGCAATCTCTTCTCTGACTCTGATGCGGCAGCAGTTTTTATTCCAACTTCTTGTTCTTTTGCTTGTATAGGCAAATTCTTAATTTCTGTCCTCAGAGATGTAGCAAGTTTTGTGGTTTTTGGAACTACGCTTTCTGCTCTAGAAATTGCAGACATGGCATTTTTTACTCTATTAGACAAGTTGGGGAATAGGTCTATCCATTCTTTGTTGTCTTTGAGATAGTTGGTTATGGCCTTGCTGTCTTTCCCTACCAAAGTTCGGGCCAAATAATCTGAAGCAGCACCTTCAACCAATGCTGGGTCTTTCGTTATCTGCAACAAATCCTGTACAGATTTTTTACTTTTGAAAAATGTTGAAGGTATGTCTGCTGGGTCTTGCGTCAAATACTCTGGGTTGAATTTGTCTGTTCCAATAATCTTTCTTCCCGCAGGAATACGCAAAGCATTCAAGAGTTCTTTGCCTTCAGAGTAATTTTTAAGCAGTAGGTCTTGTGGGCCATCTACGCCACCAGCGTACTCAACTTGTATTGAGCGTATGCGCCCATACAAATCCTTTGCTTGTTCTTTAAGAAGACCTTCAAAACCCTCTACAGCCTTGCCATCAAATGCCTCACCAAGCTTTCTTCTAACAGGGTCTAAGGCTTCAAAAGATGTTTTGTAAACACGGTAAAAAGCTGGCTCTCCAGTTGCTGGATTTGTTCCTTTTTGTACTTGTCCACCAGCTCTCTGTATGTCTGCTACTTGTTGTGCTACCTCTGTTTCTGAGCCTTCCATCATCACACGCTTATTAAGCATGGCTTCTCTTACACGCTCATAAGCATTTCTAACACCTTGCTCAGTAACATCTATTTTTACTCTTTCAGCAGGTTGTCTGCCCTTTACGAGTTTGTCATTTAAGAAGGCAATAGTTTCTTTAAACTTGGTGGTGTTTTCTGGAAAAATACCTGCTTCTTCTTGCTTTGCAACTAAAGCATCTCTTGCTGATTTGTCATTGTTAAATGCATCTTGCATTGCTTTAACTTGCAAGTCATCTGTATTTTTTACTTTTTCTTGTAGTGACAAACCTATATCTGTACGTGAACGTTTGGTATTTCCTATGGCAGCAACGGTTTGTTCAGATGCCACTGCCGCTTTTTGTCCCGCAGCTTCTGCTCTTCGTGCTATGCCAAATTTTTTCTCTACTTGACTTACAGCATCTTTGATAGCACCTTCTGCCATCTGTTGGCCTTCTTGCTTAAGCCTTTGCGCTTCAGCAATATTGAATCTTTGGACTCTACGTGCTTGTTCGTTGTAGTGTGCAGTGATTCTTTGCGCTCTTCCTTTTGCACCTTCTAACAACGCTTCACCTTCTCTACGTTTTGCATTGTCCAACCCAGCCAAAGCATCGTAGATTTGACGATATGGTTGTATTTCAGTTACAGGTACTTCAGAGCCAAAAAACCTATCTCGTAAACCTGGCTTGGCAATTAATGCCAATTCTCTTGCAGCAGCATCAGCATATCCATCTTTACCAGCACCCGCATATCTTTCTAATGCTCGTATAGAACTACCTACAATTGGAGTTCCACGCAACACAAGTTCTGTACCTTTTAATGCTCCTGGGCCAACAATTTCTCCTCCAACTTCTGCAAGTTGTTTTCTAGTTACTTGTATTCCTGGAATGTCTATTGCTACTTTTTCTGGTTCTGGAACAACTTTACCTGCAACACTACCACCAGCAGCAGACAATCCACCAGTCAAAGCAGAAGCAGCTCTAAAACCACGTGCTAGTTGTCCACCAGCCAACAAAAACGGTGATGCAGGTGATGGTATTAATCCTAACCCAGTCATAATTTCAGGACTTAAAGCACCAATAGTTGCTCCAATACCTCCTGATTTAGCTACATCAGCAGCTTGACCCAAAAAAGACTTTTCTTCTTTTGGTGGTTGTTTGGGTTTTTCTGTCAAATCAACAGGTGGTGGCACTGATAATTCTTTTGGCGCACTAAGATACTTATTAGGTGAGGTTGTACTACCTGTTGATGGAGTTAAAGTTTTATATTTATTTTCCATATCTTAGTCCTCTCCGTAAATAAGACTTTCACCTGTTTCTTGCTTGAACATTTTTTTCACAGCATTTATATCTACACCTTGTTGTATTGCTTCATATGCTTGCTCACGTTCTTTGTCTATGTCTATATCTTGTGGAACCTCACCACGTAAGATTTGATTGTATTCTTTGATGTATGGATACATACCTTCTAAACCAGCTTGTTCTTGTTGCATGGTTTTTAAACCATCAAGTATTGCTCCACGTGCACCTTGATAAACTCTAAAATCACTTCTATAGATAGGCGCAAGAATCGCATCTTCTTTTCTTGTAAGTGCCTTACCAGCGGTTTCAAATTCTTTCGAGCGGAAGTAAGCAAATGTGCGAATAGCTTTTAATGCCTCTTCGTCATTTTTAAATTGTGCTTCTGCAAATCTTGGGTCTATTGCAAGCAGTGAAGTCAATGTGTTCCATTTACCTTCTTTATGCAACCTATCCATGATAGGAACAACTTCTTGCAATTTTGGTATTAAATTGTTTCTAAGTTGATTTTGACCAACAATTTCTTTTGCTGGTGCTTTTCCGCCCTTTTCACTTTTTAGGGTTGCTAGTGCTAATGCTTGGTCTCTAGCAAGTTTTGCTCTCGCATCTGCTCGTCTTTCACGTTCTTTAGCCTCTTCTCTGCGATTTGCTTCTTGTGCATTACTATTGATAAGTCCAGCAACAGTGTTTACATCATTTTTTACTCTACGGACATTTTGAAGAACAGCAATATCACCTTGATTTAAACGCATAGCTTTTAAAACTGGAGACTCAGCTTGTGCCAAAGCCATAGTGACCATCAAGTCACCCTTTTCCTTGTCGTATTTCTTGACTTCCATAGCCTCTGTTAACGCTTTTTCTAGCGTGGCTACTTTTGCTTGCATGGCTTTAAAGTTCTTATCAAACTCTATTTGTTCTTTCTTGTACAGGTCTGCTCTACCTTTTTGGTAACCTTCCAACATGCCATTCATGGCATACATAGAACGCTGTGCATCACTCTTACCAACAAGCATTCCAACAATGTTGATGAGCGAGAACATAGCCGCTAAATCTGTCGCATTGTCTTTGGTTGGCACAAAAGCCATATTAGACATTTCTTCACGGGCTTGCTGTAGAGTTTGTCTCTCTGGCATAGCCTGTACTTCCTTAGAAAACCTATCTAAGTTCTCTGATTTTATCTTTGCTTCTGTAGCTTTTTCTTCTCTTTCTGCTTGTTTAATAGCAATCTCACCTTCTGCTACTTTTAAAGCTGCTTGCGTTTCTGCATCGTTTAATTCACTCAATACAGGGCCAATTTCAGCACCTCCAATCATGCCTTTGGGTGTGGGTTCAGGTTGTACCAATGCTGCCGTTTTAGGTAACTTTGGCATAACTGGCATCTTTGTGATGTCATTAAGAGCAGAGGTAGCCATCATTAGCCTCCAGTTGTTGTTGTCTGTGTTGTTTGAGTAACTGTAGGCGTACCTGACAAAGTACGCATGATGTTGTTGAAGTAGCTAGAGGTCAGTTGATTTGCATACTGGTCAGCTTGCAAACCTGTTCTGATAGCACCAAGAGCAATTTGGTCACCAATACTGGTCAGCTTCATGCCGTAATCACTTTGCTGTTGCAGTAATTGATTACGAATAGCCTCTACCCTAGCGGCAGTCTGTTGTGCGCCTACGCCACCACGGGCAGAAGCAGCTTGTGCGGATTGTGCTTGTACAGCTTGTAACTGCTGTCTGGCAACGGGTGTGAGTTCACCAGCCTGTGCTTGACGCTGTAACTCTGCACCCTTTTGCAAGTAAGGAGCGGCAAGAGCTTCCATTTCTTGTCTGCCACGTTGACCTTGTTGTGCTGCTTTTCTGGATGCTCTCTCACCAAGTAATGCTGACACACCAGCTGTTCCTAAACGTGTCAAATCACTTTTTTCAATACCCAAACTTTTTGCTAAATCAGCATACCGCTGACCTAGCGTCTTGCTTTCAGGCTGGAAAGGCTGGGCAATGGTGCTTCTGTCTTCCACGGGAGGCAAGCCAGCACCGTATCCTTGTGCGCCGTACAAAGCGGCTCTGTCTGGTGAACCTATAGATACTTCTGGCACAGGCTGAACTTGTGGAGGAGCCATAAAAGAAGAATAGTCTGGCTGAGAAAAAATCCCACCTACTGGATATAAATCAGTACCTTCTATATTAGATGGCGCAGATACAGACATCGTTGTGGGCGATTCTTGTACTGGGTTTTGCATGTACTCAAAAGCATTTGGGTCAACGTATTCAGCCTCTGGAACATAATAAGTAGGAATACCTGTTTGTGGGTCAGGCATACCGCTACCGCCTCTGTCTTTCAGCAGTTGTGCTTCTTCAGGGGTGATGTACGCAAGCATGTGGTTTTCAGGTGCTTTTGCTTGCAGCAAACGAGCAATCTGGCGCACATCTGCACCGACACGGGTCATGTTTTTAAGTGTTGCCATTTACAGTCCTAACGCATCTTTAAGACGCAAAGATTCTTCGTTCCACACGGTTGAACGCTTTTTACCTGATTCTTTAGATTCAATTTCACCCGCTCCACGACTTGATGTCAAGCCAGTTGTTGGTAGCGGTGCGCCAGAAGACAGATTCAATCCTTGAGCCAAAGGAGAACCTGAAGTTGGAGCTACACCCGTAAAGTACATGCTTGGTTTGATGGTTTTGAGAGGTGCTTCTTTTGCTGGTTTCTCAGCAACAGGCTGATTTTCTTCTACGATTTCTCTTTCACCAGTAACTTTCACTTCTGGCAAGCTGTCAGTTTCCCGCTGTGCTGTAACTTTCACTTCTGGCAAGCTGTCAGTTACTGTAAAAGGCAAGACGTTCTCAGGTGCGCCTGGCTCCCGCTTTGCTGTAACTACAATTTCACCGCCTGGTTTGGATTGACCAGGCACACTGACGCTAGGTTTTGAGACAGTTGTAGATGTGTAAGGCAATACATTTTCAGGTGCGCCTGGTTCCCGCTTTGCAGTGACTTTCACTTCTGGCAAAGTACCAGCAGGTTTTGATGTTGGTTTTGTCACAGTTGTAGATGTGTAAGGCAATACATTTTCAACCGCACCAGCTTCTCTACCAGCAGTAACCCTGATTTCACCAAGCTGGTTTCCAGCATCTGTCATTGTTCCTGTACCTGCATCTGCAAGTTGAGTACCTGGCTGTGCTTTGCTGGTATCTACCAATTTTTGTGCGTCAGCAGCAGCTTGTTGTTCAGGTGACAGTGTTGCTTTGTAAGCGTTGTCTTTGTAGTTCTGGTATCCCACATTTGCCAAATCAATCAACTGTGTATTAACAGCAACATTGATAGCTTCTTTAACGTTACCGCCAGTAGCTATGAAAGTACCTACGCCTTTACCAGCAGCAGTACCAACACCTGTGGTTTTGCCAAACTCAGTAGAGCCAACAGCATCTCCAACACCTGCACCAATACCACCAGAAACAGCATTTCTGATAATGTCTTCTGGTCTACCACCCGCAACAACAGTACCTGCGGCAGAACCTGCGGCAGAACCAATAGCGGAGGAGCCTGTAGAAGTTGCTGTGCTGATGCCAACAAAAGAAGTTACACCAGAAACAGCACCTGCTTTAAGAGAATCTTTCAATGAATTACCTTGAGCTAATGAACTAGCGGTAGTAATGGCAGCAGAACCTGCGGCAGTAGCGGCAGCGGCAGAAGGAGCCGCCACACCAAGCGTTGTCAGAATAGAGTTACCAATAGCTGGAATCAATGCTGGATTGACAATGGCAATAACAACAAGAGCAACTGCTGCTACTTTTTTGAATGCGGATTTAACTTTTCTCCAAAATTTACCCATGTCATGCTCCTATTTCTCTAGATGCAAGCATCTGTTCTGTTATCTTGCCCATAGTTGAAAACACAGCCAAAGATGGGTAATCAACCTTCATGTCCAACTCATCTGGTTCTACCAACTTGCTTGCAACAGCTTGCTCTTTAAAGACAGGATACAAAGTCCTATCTTTAATAACAGCATCAGCCATCTGACCAACCCTTACAAGCACTTCAGGCGAAACGCCGACACTGGCAATATATTCTTTGATACCTTGCTTTGCTTCAAACATCTGTTTGTTTGACGGTTTTGTTGCCATGTCACACTCCTAAAGCTGTTGCTATCTGTTGATGAATGGTCTGGTGAACACCAATCCAGTCATAGAAATCTTCTTCCACATTCCAGTCACTATCGAGCAACTGGAAGGGATTATCCAAGCCTAGAACACTTGCCAGACGCTGATGCTCTTGGTTATGCACAAACAGCCAGTCATCCAAGTTATCGTAGTCAGCATCTGTCAGAGGATACTTCTGCACAGCAATACCGTTGTCACCCAAGATTTCGTAGAACAACTGATGCTGCACACCGTTTTCAAACAAAAACTCTCCCAGTCCGTCTTTATCACCGAACTTTACGTATGAGAGAGCCTCCATGTTCATGGTTTGTCTGCCTTTGCATCTAGCTTGTTGAAGATTTGTTTGAGAATATCTTTGATTTCAGCGATGTCAGAGCGGTAATCATCTTTTGCCACATATTCTTTAGGTAGTTCATTTATCTTGTCCTCCAGTTTCTGTATCTGTCTTGTCGTGTTGTTGAAGACATAGACAGCGAGAAAGCCAGCAATGCTGACCACGATGTTGAAGATTTGTTGGTTATCCATGTCAGACAGCGTAGTACGGGACTTTTACTACCACCCCGTTAAGGTTGACTTGCATGAATCCAGCAGGTTGCAGAGGCAAACTTGCTATGCCGTATGTCGCTGTTGCTGTCGTATTTCCTGTGAAATTGAACACAGCAGCGTTGGTTGTGCCACCAAGAATGGTGACGTTTTCCAGTGTCAGGTTGCCTACGTTAGAAACAGAACTACCAAGAGTCAGGGTAGTGTTACCTAACACCACGTTGGAATTCTGTAGGTTGCTGTTACCTATAGCAATAGTGACGTTAGAAGCACTTGTCAGTCTGCCTTGCTGGTCTACGGTAAAGGAGGCTACGTTTGTAGCACCACCGTATGTACCTATAGTCACAGCAGTGTTGGCAAGAGATACAGTCCCTGTAGAGGTGATAGGGCCACCTGTAAGCCCTGTACCTGTGGCTACGTTACTGACATAGATAACCTCAGAGTTATCTACCTTTTGCCACACAGAGCCGTTAAACACACACCAGTCACTTACTACCCAGTCTGTGATGCCGTTAAGGTTGGTAGAGCCAGAAACAGACACAACATAGTAGTCCCCTTTCGTACCTACGCTAGAGGTAAGGGTAGGGTCGTTGGTAGCGGCATCCCACGTACCTTTGTAGTTAAGTGCGCCTACAACATTGAGGGAGGAACTGACTGTTTTTAACATGGTTTACCTCATGAACCATCGCCAGGTGTCACGTAGATAGTAGCGTTGCTACTAGCGGTAATGCCTGTGAAGTAAGCGTTAGGCACGAAAGAGAGAATCTCATCTGTACCTGGCAACAGTGGAATAGATGTGCCTGTGGTAGTAATGACTGCGGCATTACTGTTTGCACTAGCACCATCTGAGCCATAACCTAGAAAGACAGTAACAGAACCAGCATTGATGATGCGGTACTGATTACCACCAAGCGTGGTAGATACGGCTTGTACAGCAGTAGGTGCTGTTGTAGCCGCTAGGAATGTGACAGTGTTACCTGTCCTTGTAAATGCTTGAATTCCCATTATTTACTCGCATCTTGTAGAGGTTTAAGGTCTTCTGTTGTCCAGAAATCCTTGGCAATCATGATACGCAGATGCTCTTTGTTACGAGCCAAGCAGTCAGCCCATTCAGCATCGTCCATGAGTTCAGGTTGCCCTGCGTTAATCAGGTTGACCGAATCCATTGCGGCAGAGTAGTGCTGTGCGATTTGTTCTGGTGTGATGTCGTTCATGTTCATGCTCCTTGTAATGCGGCTATTTGTGCTTTTGCTGTATCAAGTTCAGCTTTGAGTTCTTGGATGGCTTTGATACACAAAGAAACCATATTTCCATAAGCTAAGGCATCTGGGCTTCCGTCTTCGGCATATTGCACAAACTCTGTCAAACCAGCGGCATGGACTTCTTCAGCAATTAAACCCCCAAATACTGTTTCGCCATCGTTTGCGCCTTTTCCTTTATAGGTAACAGGTCGAAGTTGTAAAACTTTTGTAATGCCATGTGTTGCATTTTGCACATCACGCTTGTATTTGAGTGATGAGGTTGAACGAATTATTTGACCAGCAGATGTGACAAACACATTTGCCGCACTACCCGTAGTGCTGACGTAAACTTTTGGCACAAACAAATCTTTGTTGCTGTCTAAATACAAGTTTGGATTCCCATCCCCATCAGACAGCACGATGTAGTTGCTTGCTGTGCGAATGTCTAAGCCGCCTTGGTTGCCGTTGTAGCCGCCAAGGATGGTATTTTTAGAGCCTGTGGTCATTGATGCACCAGCGGAGCTTGCCGCAGACACTCCAATAAAAGTGTTGTTGCTACCAGTGGTAAGAGAAAATCCAACAGAGTGCCCGATGAGGGTGTTTCTTTCTCCGGTGGTAACGGAAGCTCCAGATTGCGTACCAACAAAGGTATTGACGCCTGATGTTGCGGCATAACCAGAAGATTGGCCAACAAATGTGTTGCCTGCGCCCGTCTGGTTTGTATACCCCGCCTGATAACCTACAGCAGTGTTGTTGGAGGCTGTGGTGTTGGCTTGAAGGGCTTGGCGACCAAGCGCCACATTGGCAGAACCTGTGGTGTTTGCGTACAGTGTTTGATAGCCGCCAACTGCCAGATTGTCTGTGCCTGTTGTATTTGAGTACAACGCTTGATAACCAACAGCTACAAGTGTAGCGCCTGATGAGTTTGAGTAACCCGCCTGATAACCAACAGCAGTGAAATACAAGGCATTGTTTGTATATCCAGCTTGGAATCCAACTGCAACACCTTGTGCGCCGCCAGTTGTGCCACTATACAACGCCTGATAACCCACAGCAGTGTTGCTGGAGGCTGTGGTGTTGGAGTAAAGAGACTGAGAACCCAGAGCAGTATTGTTTGCACCTGTGGTGTTGCCGTCCAAAGCGTAAGCACCAAACGCAGTAGGAGTTCCAGTTGTGTTGGCTCTTGCGGCTCTGAATCCAACCGCAGTAACATCTGCCGCTGTAGTCGTGGCTTCAGCGGCTCGGTTGCCAACTGCAACATTTTCAACACCTGTCGTATTAGCCGCCAAAGCACTAGCACCCACCGCAGTGTTGGTAGACACAGCACCTGCGCCACGGCCTACGGTGAGGCCTTGTATCGTTGTTGCCGTACCAGCTATAGTTGCATTACCTGTAACAACAAGCGTAGATACATTTGCAGTGCCACTGACATTAGCACCAGTAACAGTTACATTACCACTGCTGATAGTGACGTTAGTAAGCGTCACATTACCAAAAGAAGTTACTGTGTTACCTAGCTGTACAGCGGTATTACCGATAGTAACAGGGGTAGCAAAGTTGGTATCTAGTTGCGATAACGGAATTGCCGAAGTCGCAGTACCGAAAATATTAGGAACAGCCATGTTAGAACCTCACTCTTAATTCATGTTCAAACTCAATCGTGTTGACAGTTAGCGCAGGGTCTGTGCTAGTCATTGTCAACCCCAAATACTTACCATACTGTTGTGCATCTGACTTGTACAAGGC